AGACGCTCATTTCGGTGAGAGTTTTGAACCCCGCACCAGAGGTGCGGTTGCCAGTGTGTGTAACATCACACTGTAACGCTGCATATTTGGTATGGCGTTTCGGAGCGCTTGTTCGGCGCTCGTTGGATCTATCGTCTTGTCCCAAGTTGCTTGTAATAACTTGAGACAGTACTTGTACCTTCTGTGGCGGATCCCTCTCCACAGTTGTCGACATAAACTCTTCGACCATCGAACATACGTTCCCGTGAGCACTAGTTCCTTCAGTGTTGTCCCTACTCCGTTCTCTTTCAAGAGTCGACCGATGTACCCGCGTTTAGCGCGTGTGCTTCTTTCGAGCTTCTTTCTTGGATTGTAGAGCGGTACTGCTGAAGGAGCTCCTTTGACGATCCGATGTTGCATTTCTAAAATCTCTAGACCTGAGACTAAGATTTGCGACGCTGGGACGCCATTGGGGACAGGCGCGAACGTTCGTAGTGCCTTTCGCAGATCTTGATATTCCTTAGACGACTCACTCTGAAAGAGTTGAGTCGGTCCGAACTTAAGGTATGTCAAGACTGTGAGCAGGTCTGGATTTCCTGATCCACCTCCTCCTTCTCCATGAAGGCCAGGGGTATGGTGATCCACCCTTGTGGCATCGATCGTTCGCTTAACTGCGGATCGTATCGGCTTCAAGGCAGATCTTACTCTTGAAAGAGGATCTGTCGCCGATGCACCGCGGTGCTTGTCAATTGCTCGCGCTCCCACAGCTTCAGCGATACGCGTCAGAGGTGCTGCCATTGCACTATGAGGCCCAGTTCGAACGACTAAGCGTTCGCAGAACACGCCATGTGTTCTGGAGAGATATGATTTCTCTCGATTAAGCTTCAAGTGAATGGCATTCACCCATGACTCGTACGCTCCGATCTGAGCCAGTGTCCAGAATCCGATGAGGTCATCTCCACATATGTTGAAGGATTTGACCGGTGCTTTTGCGGCCCATGCGCAGAATGCATTCAGAAGATTAAGGACCGTCCAACCTGTTCCCAGACCCATCAATGCTCCACAAACAGTATTGTGCGGGGCCCCGTGTGGATCGACGATGTTATCGAGTTTGTGGGGTGCCAGCACCCCCTCGACAGCGTCGTCCCACCACTCTGGTTTCCCGATCTGTTTGATTACGCGCTCGAGCACGAAGCGTGCGAGTCGTATATTGATAGGGTCAGTCGACTTCGAGAAGTCTGCCGAGTACAGATATAGCGGATCTTTGCTATCGTTGTACAGGTAGACGTTTCGGTTCCTAAGCATGGCACGTGTAAACGATACTCGCTTGAGTGTCGGGATCAGATGCGCAGTCATGGCTCGGGAAGCCCAGACGACGGGGGCGGAATGGATTGTGGCTACTCTGATCTTGCCGTCCGGCTGAATGATCGGAAGCACGCGTCCAACGCGATGTGCCCGTGACAGCTTGACAGCTCGACGGAATAGCTCGGCAAATGGTCGGCGGAGAGGCACGGGTGACTGCTCTTCTGACTGTCGTACGAGTACTGCTCTGAGCTTGGCAATCTCCCATTCGGCGGCTTCCCTTTCCCGAGGGTCGCCACCGCGTAGGAGTTCTTGCCAGCTCTTGTACTCAGACCACCACGAATTAGTCAGATCGGCGGCTGCTCGCTGCATGTCTAGGATTAGCTGCTCTTCTCGAGCAACTCTCATCTCTATCTCGTTCCTAAAGGCGAAGTGCGAGTTCAGAATCCATGTGGCGCCGCCTTGGCGTCCATTGGCTTCATAACACGACTTCGTTGAAGGAGCAGGAACACGAGCGTCGTCACTATGTCTCTCTAGTTTCAGTTCTGTGAGGAACTGATCTAGGAGAATAAGCGTCGGCATCGTGGGAAGAGGTTCGAGAGTGCATATCCTAATGACAGCTTCGCCTACCGCTCGAACGACCCGCGACTTCGGGGGCGGAGGTACGATGAGTCCGCGATTGAGAGTGCTGGCGACGAAGATCGATAGTGTAGTGCGTCCCATGACGACACCACTTCGATTAGAGTGTACCAGAGCTTTCTCTCGTAGATAGTCGCATCTCTGCTTAGCAACGTCCATGAGTCCAAACTGTATAAACATCTTAATTGATGTAGATATTTGTTTGATCATGTGTCTGTTCCCTGGGGCAAACGGATTCCCTGTGATGTTGCCATGTAGCAGCTCATAGTGAGTTCGCAATGCGGACCAGTTTTTGCGTATAGATCGAATGTTCTCCTGTTGCTGTTGGGAGAATTTACGCCGTAGAGTAGTAAGAGGTTTATTACCACACAACCTACTCAAAGAGTTCAGGGTCAATGTATCTACATTGACTCTTATACCAACGGAACAGAAGTTACTAAGTGACGATAGTAATATCGGTCGCTTCTTCTGTTTCATCGGGTTAGACTCTTTTCGTGGGAAGCATGATTGCTTTCCTGTCTTTGCCCTACTGGGATCGTCAACACTTCGTTGGCTGTCTTGATTGTGCATAGACCCC